AGCGTCGCGTTGCGAGCATCCAGGACCAGCGGCACGCCATCCCTCCCTTCACCACACAAAGGTCATTGTATGTCCGACACCACGGACCACGCCAGCATTGGCGGCGGCAGCAGCGTTGCCGGGGGCGTCACGCTCGCCGCGGCTGCCGGTGCCACCACCGGCGGGGCAACCCAGCCCGGCGGCTCCGGCACCGTGTCCGGCGGCGCCCGCACCGCGCTCGATGGGGGCACCGTCACCGGGGCAACCAACACCACGGCCGCTTGGCGCGACGACTGGCGCCAGGCCTTCGCCACCGTGGACGGCGTGGTGGATCCCAAGCTGCTCCGCCAGGTCGAACGCTACGACAGCCCGGAGGCCTTCGCCCGCGCGCATTTCTCCCTGCGCACGCGGATGGACGGCGGCGACTACACCACGAAGCTGCCGGCCAACGCGACGCCCGACGAGGTCACCGCGTGGCGCGCGCAGAACGGCATTCCTGCAACAGCCGCGGACTACCTGAAGACGCTGCCGGACTCGGTCAAAATCCCCGAGGCGCAGAAGGGCGACATCAACAAGTTCCTGGAAGCGCTGCACGGCCAGAACGCGCCGCCGGGCACCGCGAACGCCGCGCTGGCAAGTTATTATGCCATCCTCGCCGACAACCAGGCGACGCGCGCCGAGGCAGACGCCGCGCTCGCGCAGAAGACAACGGACGCGCTGAACGTCGAGTGGGGCGCTGACTTCCGCGGCAATCTCAACGCGATCAGAGGGCTGCTGGACGCGGCGCCGGAAGGTGCCCGGGGCATCGCGGAGGCGCGTCTGGCCGACGGGACGCCGGTCATGTCGCATCCGGACGTGCTGCGCTGGCTCGGCTCGCTGGCGCGCGAACTCAACCCGGCGGCATCGATTATTCCGGGAAGCGGGGCGGGCGCCGAGAAGGGGATCGATGCCCGGATCGGCGAGATCGAAGGAATTATGAAGACCGATCCTAACAAGTACTTCAAGGGCGACGCTGGCGAGCGGATGCAGAAGGAATACATGCAACTTATCGACGCGCGGCTAAGAATGCAGGGGCGGGCTGGGTAGCACGCTCACGGGATGTAGCGGTGCCCCAACCATGCTGCCACGCCGCCGAGCGCGACAACCGCGATTGGCAGGATGACGAAGGCGAACCACTGCACGTCTGTCACGGGATGCGCCGCGACAGCCACACCGCGCCGCCGCCGATCACGATCGAGCCGACCAACGGCATGACGATCCACACCAGTACCTGATCCCAGGTCATGACCGCGTGAGCCACCGCGTCAGCCGGCCGACACCGGACAGGCTGATCCCGATCGGTGGCACGAGCAGCCAATAGGTTTCCAGGCTCACCGAAGCCTCCGGTAGAAAGTTGGAGCGGGCGCCCGAAGGCCCCGCTCACCCGTGCCGCGCCCTGCCGAGCCGCGCCTAGCCTAGCCAAACCATGCCGTGCCACGCCGAACCAAGCCGCGCCGCACGACGTCACTCGTTGAACCTCTATTGCGCGCGGCGGGAGGGGCGCCCGAAGGCCCCCTCCACCCATACCGAGCCCTGCCGCACCGCGCCTAGCCCAACCCGACCTCGCCGTACCGGGACACACCGCGCCGCGCCTAACCTGACCCGACCAAGCCGAGCCGGACCGCGTCACGCGACGCTAAACCGACCAAACCGCGGACGCCAATCCATGATCCCGATTTGCTCCCCGGCCGTTTCCAGGAAGCTCCGAACATCCTTCGCGTTCAGCAGCGAAGGAAAGAACTTGACGACGATCTCCGCGCTCCAGGCATTGAACCGCGGCCGGGTGCGGATGACCCGGCTCGTGCCGATCTTCGCCGGGATGCGCAGGCGGAACTTCTCGTCGGCCCACAGCGCGTCGCAGTCATGCGGCCCCTCGTAGTCGAGGCGCGCGTTATTTTCGACGATCATGCCTGCCTTCGCGGCGGGCCCTCGTTTCTCCTTCATCGCGCCACGAACTAGCGCAGCCTCCATCACCTCGCCGGGGATGCACGGCTCGCCGTTTGTCAGGTAGAGGCCGGCAAAGAACTCCCGTTTCGCGATCTCCAGGTGGTCGGCTTCAGTCTTCTTCCGCTTGCTGGTAATTTCGGCGATGCTCAGTGAGTGGGGGTTCAACGGGTCGGCGGTCTGGCCATTGTGCATTAACAGCGGCGACATTCCGGTGATCTTGAACGTCAACGATTTGTAGCTGGACACGGACGACCTCCGTTGCTGGGATGACGCGGACGGTATCGGGCACGGCGTGCACGACCGCGCTGTACCGCTTGGCGCGCTGGTGGGACGTGTGCAGATCGTGGCACTCGACGCAGAACGTGGTCAGGTTCTCGACGCAATCGAGATGCCACTCGCCGCGCGGCGGGTAGCGTGCGTGGTGCACCTCAAGCGGCAGGCCGCCGATGTTCGGGCACCCGCGACACATGCCGCCGTCGCGTTCGATCGCCAGGGCGCGCAGCTTTCGCCACTGCGGCGAGGCGATGTATTCCTCGTACGTCATCGCGGCCACGCGCCGACGCGCGCGTAGCGGTTGAACGCGGGGAATCGATTCGATATGGTGGTTTCAGCCGACACGGATCACACCACTCCGTCGAGGTCAGGGTCGGAGCGACGCTACGAACGTCGCTTCGATCCGAAAACTATCGTTCCCAGCGGCAAAGTCAAGCCGCCACGCTGCGCGCAAACGACTCGCGCTATGACGTCGTGAAGCTATGAAGCTACGAACGCGCCAACACACGCACGTAGCTACGCACGCATCCATCGCCGCTTGAGCGCATCGCTCGCGGCCTGATCCCATACGCCACCCGGACATCCCGCTCAGCGGCCCCGGCGTAGACGTTGTAACCCGCCCCGACCAAGCCCTTGCAACCGTACGCGGACCCTCGCGATAGCGGGGCACCTTCGCGTCCCTAAGCGAGACATCCAGACGTCGTCAGGCACCGAACAATAGGTGCTCAAGTGCCCGATACCGCATTCCAAGTTACCTACCGCCAGGAATTCATCACTGGCTTCGAACAGCATGCCTCCCTCCTGCGAACCTGCTGCACCACCGAGGCCGTCATCAAGGGCAACCAGGCGGTGTTCCTGGTCGCAGACTCCGGTGGTGCGACCGCGACCACGCGCGGCACCAATGGCCTGATCCCCGCGCGCGCCGACGATCTGAACCAGTACACCGCGACGCTGGCGGAATGGCACGACCTGGTCCGCAAGACGTCGTTCAACATCTTCGCGTCGCAGGGCGACCAGCGTCGCATCATGCAGATGACGTCGGGCGGTGTGATCAACCGCAAGATCGACAACGACATCATCAGCACGTTGGACGCCAACGTGACCAACCACGCCGGTCCCGCGACCACGGCATCGATCAACCTGGTGGTGCGCGCCAAGACGATCCTGGGCAACAACGCGGTGCCGCTGGGGTCCAACATCTTCGGGGTCATCACGCCGGCCTTCGAAGGTTATCTGATGCAGACCAAGGAGTTTGCATCGGCCGAGTACATCCGCCGGACCAATCCCTTCGAGGACCCGCCGGACTACGCCGATCGTTTCACGGTATTCCTGTGGAACGGTGTCGCGTGGGTGGTGCACCCCAACCTGACCGGCGTCGGGACTGCTGCCGAGCAATGCTACCTGTTTCACCGCGCTGCCATCGGGCATGCGGTGGACAGCAAGGGATTGCAGGCCTTGGTCGGGTATTTCGAGGAGCAGGACTATTCCTGGGCGCGCACGTCCGTGTTCATGGGAACCCAGGTGCTGCAGACCAAGGGTATTGTTCAAATGATCCATGACGGATCGGCCTACGTCGCGACCTGATCGCTGACGTCCGGCTGAACGTGTTGGGGCGGCCTGCGAGGGCCGTTCCTCCAACCAAAAGGACACCGCAATGGCCTATGTTTCGAGCGCGTTCAACCTGACCAGCACGTCGCCGCTGGAGAGCAACTTCAAGCAATGGAACTACGTCACCACCGACTCAGAGGCGACGGTGAAGGGCGCCGGCTACATTTCGGACGCCGGCAAGAAGGGCGTCTCCAAAGGCGACATCGTTTTCGTCGTCAATCAGTCGACGCCCGCCGCCTACATACTCCAGGTCGCATCGCTGACCGGCGCCGGATACGCCGCAACCGCGACGCTGGGGGCATCCGTCCTCGTGACCTGACCGGGCGCCCGGCGGGGGACTTCTCCTGCCGGGCGATCGGCGTTCAAACCACCGACAAGGACCGCAGATGAGCGAGACCAAAACCGCGCCGGCCGGCCCGGCCAAGCCCAACCGCAAGCTGCTGGAGACCCAGTTCGCCAACGCGGAGACCTGCCGGCGCGACGTGGTTGTCACGCCGGAAGCCGGGACGACGCTGGAGGAGATGGTCAATCCGCTGTACTGGTCGCACGTCGCCAAGGGGCTGAAGGCGTGGGACCGGATCGAGGTGCGCCCGGCGGACGGCACGTGGTGGGCGGAGTTGCTCGTTCGCGTGGTGCAGCCGTTCGCGGTTCGGGTCCATGTGCTGCGGCACGCCGAGTTCCGGCGCGGTGGCGGGATCGAGGCCGGCGAGGTGCCGGCGGGCTACGAGGTCAGGAACCGCGGGCGCGACGGCTGGGCGGTGATCCGCAGCGACGACAAGGCGGTGCTGAAGGAGAAAGAGCCGTCGCGCGAGCATGCGCTGGCGTGGCTGGCGGCGTCGCTGCGCTCGTTGGGGCTGGAGGCGGCGTAGCCCGTGGCGATCACCACCACGCAGCAGCTCGGCCTCTACAACGGCGCGCTCCGGCTGTGCGGCAACACGCGGCTGGCGTCGCTGACCGACAACCAGGAAGCGCGCTACCTGCTGGACGACGCATGGAACGACGGCAACGGCGCGCCGCAGGCCTGTCTGGAGGAGGGGTACTGGTTCTTCGCCACGCGGACGTCGATGCTGGGCTACGACGCGACGATCACGCCCAACTTCGGCTACGCGTATGCGTTCGAAAAGCCGACCGATTGGGTGCGCACCTGCATGGTGGCGCAGGACGAATACTTTCAAATCCCGCTGACGCAATTCACCGACGAAGCCGGCTACTTCTACACGCTGTTGCAGACGATCTATTTCTCTTACATTTCGAACGCCCAGGATTACGGGTTGAATTTCCTGGTCTGGCCGCAGTCGTTCGTCGAGGCCGTCGAGGGTTACCTGGCGCGCAAGGTCGTCCGCAAGCTGTGTGCTGGCGACGAGGCGAAGATCGACAAGGTCGAGAAGGCCGCCGAGAAGCTGATGCTAAAGGCGAAGTCCAAGGCGGCGATGAACGAGTCGGCGAAGTTCCTGCCGGCCGGGACCTGGCTGCGCGCGCGCTGGGGCGCCGGGCAGTGGGGCAACGGCGGGAACGCGAGTTCGCTCTACGGGTAGGCCGACTCACTCCCCGCTGCGTCGATCATCGCCTGGTAAATATTGGTCGCTTCGACGTTGATTTCGTCCGGCACAAGGTAGTCATTGCCGGAGTGGTGGTCGCCACCCACCGCGCGCATCGCCGCCGTCGGCTCGCGCATCGCGGCGATCACTACCCGCGCATCGTCGGTATAGCTGCGCCAAATCCCATCGATCCTCTCGGCTTGGCCCTCAGACAGCTCCGCCGCATCGCGCGGATGGTTAAAGTCGATCGCGACCAGAAGGCGCGCAACACGCTCGACCATCTCGTTCATTCGTCCCTCCGAAGTGCTGCGGCCGCGAGGTTGGGCAGACCATTCCAGGGCCGGCGCTGATCCTCGCCAGAGACCGCGAACTCCGGGTTCCACGCGCGACCGCAGCTCACGAAGGATGGTTGCTGAATGCCCACCACGCAACCCGCGATTTTTGCCTTGAACAGGGGCCTTATATCCCAGCTCGGCCTCGCCCGCACCGACCTGAAGCGGATGGCGCTGTCGGCCAGCGTGCAAACGAACCTGATGCCGCGCATGCTCGGCTCGGCGATGTTCCGGCCGGGCCTGCAATACCTGCTGGCCACGCTGAACAATGCCCGGGCGAAGTATTTCCCGTTCATCTTCGCAACCACCGACGTCGTGCTGATCGAGGCAACCGACAGCACGCTGCGCTTCGTCTACCCCGACGGAACCGGCATGCCCGGTGAGATCCTCACCCGTCCGGCCGTCACCACGGCGATCACCAACGGCACGTTCGCCGGCAGCCTGTCCGGTTGGACCAACAACGATGGCGGCGGGTGCGTTTCCGAGTGGATCGCCGGCAACTTCATGGAGCTCACCGGCAACGGGGTGAACGCCGCCGACGAATACCAGGCGGTCGCGCCTGGCTCCGGTGACACGGGCATCGAGCACGCGGTGCGGATCGTCGTCGCTCTCGGTGTCATCACCTTGAACATCGGCACGGCGCATGGGGACGGGACATACGCCCGCAACCTGTCGCTTGGTCCCGGCACCCATTCGATCGCGTTTACACCCACCGGGACGTTCTACGTCGATATCTCCAACGCGACACAGGTGCGCGCCCTGGTGCAGTCGGTGTCGATCGACCCGGCGGGCGCCTTGACCCTGCCGACGCCGTGGCCGCTCTCGTCGCTGCAAACGCTGCGGTGGTTCCAATCCGCGGACGTGGTCTACGTCGCCAACCAGGGTATTCAGCAGCAGAAAATAATCCGGTGGGGCCAGCTCGGCGAGAACGGCTACCATTCGTGGTCGATCGCCCTCTACCAACCATCGGACGGGCCGTTCGGCCTGGAGAACATCACCGCGATCACGATGGCGGTCAGCGGCCTGTCGGGCAACGTCGCCCTCACCGCATCGGCGAACTACTTTCAGCCCGGCCATGTCGGCGCATTGTTTCGGCTCGCTTCCCAGGGCGGCACGGACGCCACGATCAACGCGGCCGGCGCCGATCAGTGGTCCTCCGCCGTCGAGATCGCCGGGGTTGGCACCCAACGGTATTTCACCGTCCGGATCACCGGCACCTGGTCGGGGACGGTCGTGCTGCAGCAATCGGTCGGCGCAGTGGGCGCCTGGACCGACGTGGGGACCGTCACGCCGGGGACGTCCGGGATCCCGACCAACGCCAACTGGAGCGGCGTGGGCAACGTCAGCTTGTGGGGCGGCAACATCTACGGGAACGTCTACGACGGCCTCGATAACCAGATCATCTTCTACCGCATTGGCTTTGAATCGAGCTATGCGTCGGGCACCGCGGTGTGCACGCTGGCCGCGGTCGGCGGCAGCATCACGGGCATCGTCCGGATCAACGCGGTGGGCAGCCCCACCGCTGCAACAGCGGATGTGCTGATCCAGCCGAACAACACCGGCACGCTGTCGGGCATGGGCAACGTCCAGCCCACGAATCAATGGTGGGAGGGCATCTGGTCGGGCGTTCAAGGCTTTCCCAGCGCGGTCGGATATTTCCAAGGGAAACTCTGGTGGCACGGCAACAACTGGAGCGCCGGTTCGGTGTCGGACGCGTATGAGAGTTACGACGACACAGTGACCGGTGCGAGTGCGCCGATCATCCAGCAGATCGGTTTCGGACCGGTAGACACGATCGAGTGGTGCCTGGGTCTGGCCGACATGCTGATCGGCTCGCCCGGTGCCGAGCTGGTGATACGCTCGGCGGATTTTTCCGGGATTGTCAGCGCGACCGATTTCGCGATCAAGCCGTGCTCGACGCAAGGCAGCGCGCCATGCCCGGCGCTGCAAATCGATTTCGACGCGATCTTTCTTCAGCGGTCAGGCCGGCGCATCTACATGCTGACCTACACGCCGTCGTTCTTCCTGGTCGATTACAAAGCGAGCGATTTAACGAACTTCGTGCCTGACATCGCCATCATGGAGAACGGTGCACCCCTCTCCGCCGGCGGGTTCTCGTGGATCGCGGTGCAGAGACAACCTGACACACGCATCCACGCGCTGCTGAACGACGGCACGACGCGGGTCATGGTGTTCGATAGCGCGGAGGACGAGCACGCCTGGATCAAGGTGCAGATGGGCGCGTCGCTGGCCGGTGCTGCCGTGATCGAGGACGTGGTGGTACTGCCTGGCCAGGGGGGCACCACGTCGGCTGAGGACCTGGTGTATTACGTGGTCCGCCGCACGGTGAACGGGCAGACCCTCCGCTCGCTGGAGCGCTGGGCGCGCGAGGACGAGTGCATCGCCGGGCAGTTGAGCAAGTGCGTGGATTGCCACGTGTCCGGCACCAACGGATCCCCGACGGCGACGATCGGCGGCCTGTCGCACCTGATAGGCGAGCAGGTGGCGTGCTGGGCGGACGGGACCGACCAGGGCGGCCCGTTCACGGTGTCGGGCGCCGGCACGATCACGCTGCCGGTTGCGGTGACCAATTACTGCGCAGGGCTGGCCTACACCTGGCAGTTCCAATCAACCAAATTGGCCTACGCATCGCAGTTGGGCACCGCGCTGCTGCAAAAGAAGCGCGTCGCGCGGATCGGCGTGCTGACCGCGAACATGGCGTACCAGGCGCTGCAATATGGCCGGGACTTCGACTCGTTGCAGGATTTGCCGAGCGTCTACAAGGGCGCGGTGGTCGCGCCGGGCACCGTGTTCACCGCGTGGGATGACGAGACGTTCGCCTTCGACGGCGCGTGGGACACTGACAGTCGGGTGTGCCTGCAAGGCCAGTCGCCGCGTCCCGTCATCGTGCTGGGCATCGTCATCGATATGGAATTGCGCGAGAGGTCCTGACCAATGTCCTCCGCGAGCCTCGCAACCACGGCGCTGTCTGCCGCGGGCACCGGCATGGCGGCTGGCGGCCAGCTTGCCGCCGGCGCACAGGCCGCGGCACTCGGTCGGGCACAAGCTGCGTCGCTGGGCGTGCAGGCCGGGCAGGAGGTCGCCCAGGGCACGCAGGACATCGCCAACGCGGCGCTGAACACGAAATACGTCATCTCGCAGACCCGCGGCGCGGCGGCGGCATCCGGCGGCGTGGCGACCTCGCCGACCGTGGTCGGCCTGGAAGGCCAGATCGCCGCGCGCGGTTCGTATAGCGCGCTGGCGCAGATGTATGAGCAGCGGGAAAAGGCCAACGCGCTGAACTACCAGGGCGCGCTGGATATCTATTCCGGCAAGGTCGAACAGACCGCCGACCAGGTGAAGGCGTTCTCGACCGTGCTGTCAGGCGCGGGGTCGCTGGCGTCGAAATACGGCAATCCGGGCGGGGCGCAATCCGACGCTGTCCTGTACGGCGGCGAGCCCGGACCGTAACCGATGGCCGTTCAACTCCCCTCGCCGGAGAGCGTTCCGCTCGTTACGCCACAAGCAGCGGGGGGCGTCCCGTCGTTCGGTGGGGCGGAAGCGGCAACGCAGGAGCTGGCGGGCGCAGTCAGCGGACTCGGCGAGGGCCTGACGAAACAGGCTGATTTCATCCAGAGCCTTCGCAACGAGAACAACGCGCGGGATGCCTCGGTGCAACTCAATGCGCAGATGGGGGCAATCACGAGCGCCTATCTCCAGAAACAGGGCAAGGCGGCAGACGACGGCTACGACGATTACACCGCGCAGTTGCAGGCGGCCCGATCGAGCGCGGTTTCCGCGATGCCGAATCTCGAGGCGGGAAAGATGCTGGGCGATCAGGCCGCCTACATGGTGGACCGCTTTCAGCAAGAGGGTGTCCGCCACCGTGGCGAGGCGATGACGCAATGGACCCGGCAGTCCTATGTCGGGAAGCTAGCCGATGCCGCGACCACGGCGGCGCAGAATTGGGGCAATCCCGAGCTGGTCGGCGGCCAAGTTGCGGTCGGCCAGGACGCGGCCAAAAGCCTGTTCGCGATCGACGGCGGCGACCCATCCAGCCCTGATGGCGCCGCCACGCTGAGGTCCGATATCGCCGGAGCGACCGACAAGGTGGTGGTGCCGGCTGTGCGGGTGGCCGCCGCATCGAACCCGGCGGCGGCCCAGGCGCTGGTGGATAAGTACGGGCCGAGCATGTCGGCGGCGGGGCTTGAGGAGGTCACCAGGGAACTGCACGTGAGCGCATCGAACGCGCAGGGCGTGTCGGTCGCGCAGCAAGAGCTGGCGAGGGCCGCGCAGCCGGGTGGTGGTGTGGCGCCGTCGAACGCAACGCCTGACCAGCTCAACGCCGCTTTCGAAGGCCAGGAAGGCACCGGAACCTCAGTGCAGGGCGCGGTTGCCGGCCTCATGCCGGGAACTTTCAAGCAGTTCGCACAACCCGGCGAGGACATCAACAATCCGACCGACAACGCCGTGGTGCGGCAGCGGATCATCGCGAAGTATTCCAGCGACTATCCGGGCGACCCGGCGCGCGTCGCGGTGGCGCTATTCTCCGGTCCGGGAAACGTGGCGCCGCCGGACAGCCCGGTGCCCTGGCTCCGCGACCCGAAGGATGGCAACGGCACCAGCACGTCGCAGTATGTGTCCGGCTTCCTTGGCCGGCTCACGCCGGGGCAGCCCGCGGCGGCTACGCCCGCGGAGGGCACGCCAGCAGCGGGCACACCGGCGACGGGCACGCCAGCGCCGCCATCCCGGTCCGATATCCTCATGCGCACCATCCAGGCGACTGCGGGTAACCCGCTCGCGCAGGAGGCCGCGGTGCGCCATCTCGACATGGTGTTCCGCGCGCAGGACGCCGACCGGGTGGACGCCGAGCACGGCTATCAGGTGCAGCAGCAGGTCGCCAAGGCGGCGAGCGAGTCGGACGAAACCAAGGTGCTCGGCGCGCTGGGCAGCAATCCCGCCAGCGTCACGGCGCGGGACATTCTCAACCCGGCGGGGCCATACCCGCATTTACTGCCGGCCGCGCGCGAGAACATGGTCGCCTTCGTGGAACGGCAGACCAAGCCGGACCCGGCCGCTGCGGTGTCAGCGGCAACGGTGCAGGGCCTCGTCTCTGACGTTCGCGCCGGCAAGATCACCGACATGGGGCCGGTGTATGACGCATTCACATCCGGGCGGATGAACCGCGCCGGCTTCGACTTCGTGCAGCAGCAGTTCAAGGATTTGCAAACCGACGCCGGCCAGCGGCTCGATCAGGAGCAATCGAAGTTCCTCGCCGCGGTGAGACCGTCGATCGACAAAAGCAATCCGCTGATGGGCAGTCTCGACATGAGCGGCGGCGTGAATTTCTTCCGGCTGCAACAGGATATTGCGAAAGACATCGACGATTACCGCAAGGCCGGGAAGAACCCGCACGACCTGTTCGATCCGTCCAAGCCGGATTACCTCGGCAAGCCCGAGGCGCTGGAGCCTTACCAGAACTCCATCGTCGAATCGATGGACGACATTTCCCGGCGCATGCACACCGGCAAGTACGCTCCAGCTGCACAACCCGCCTCACCGTCCCCGCCGCCGGCGACCCGCACACCGGATCGCACAGTCGATGAGGGGTTCGGGCCAGCCCTCGTCCAGGGCGGTCCGGTCACGGCGCTGCCGCCGCTGCCACCGTTGCCGCCGATCCCGCGGCGGCACTAGCGCATGGCCGATCCAGCCGCCGCTGCCGCGGGCGCCGAGCCGTCCGCGCCGCCGTTCGCGCCCGCGCCCGCGGCAGCGCCGCCGGCCCTGTCCTACCCCGACCAGGCGCGCGCGGCCGGCTACAGCGACGACCAGATCAATCAGTGGCTCGCGCCATGGATGGCCGATGCGCGCGCCAAGGGCTACTCGCAGGACCAGATCAACGCGCACCTGGGCATCGTGCCGCCGCCCGCGTTCGATGATGGCCCGGTGCGGTCCCAGATCAGCAGCAACCTCGCCGCGGCGGCCAAGCCGGTCACGTCGTTCGGCGATGCGCTGGAGGCTGGCTGGCAGCTCGGCAACGTCGGCATGGGAATACGCGGCGCGCCACCCTCCAAGACGGTCTCGCCCGACGCGCCCTGGGCGTCCCGCATCGCGGCGCAGACCGCGGAGCTGGCGGGCGATCTGCCGTCGATGCTCGGTGGGTTCTTCGTTGGCGCGGCGGGAGGCGCAGAGGGTGGTCCCCCGGGTATGGCGATCGGCGGAACGGCCGGCGCCATGGCGCTGCCGACGGCGCTGCGCGAGTTGATGATGGACAGCTACGCCAAGGGCCAGTTCACCAATTTCCGGGATTTCTGGTCGCGCGTTGCGCCGGTGATGATCGACACGGCGAAGTCGTGGGTCACCGGGGCTGCCACGGGAGCTGCCGGCGCCGGCGTCGGCGCGGCCGCGGGCACGGTACCGGGCGCGATCGCGGACTGGGCTCTCCCGGGTTCGATGCAGGCGGCCAAAACGGCCGCCGAAGTGGCGACGATGACCACGGTCGGCGCGGCGATGGAAGGCCATGCGCCGGCCGCGATGGATTTCGCCAACGCCGCGATCGTGCTGGGCGGCGTGCACTTTGCCGGGGTTGGCGCGGTCAAGCTGCGTGATCTTTATGCACAGACCGGGATTACGCCGTCCGCGGTGGTCGCCGATGCTGCGCGCGATCCGACGATCGCGCAGGACATTCTGAGCGACAAGGCGATACCGGACGCCTACGCGGCGGCGGGGAAGGCGGCCGCGACGCCGGAACCCGAGGCGGCCAGGTCCGCTGCGGGCGAAGACGCTGGCGGCCAAGCCCCGCCCGGAGAGGCTGCTGCCACAACATCGGCCCGCACACCTTTCACTCCCAATTTTCCCGACGTGGTGATCCAGCGGCCGTACGGCTCGCCGGTGCGCTACATCGGTCATCCCGACTATGCCGCAGCGAAGGCGGGTGACCCGGAAGCGGCGGACCGCTTCGTTGATGACATGGTGGACCCGGCGAAGGTCAGCGAGCTACGTGCCGCGATCGGGGACAGCAAGCCAACCGTGGTTGCCGTGCATGCCGAAGAAGCGGCGGGCCGGAACGCGATCCCGGAAACCTACGCCAAGAAGTTGTCGGGCGACCTTGGGTTGCCGCTGGACGATGGCATTGTCCAGGCGAACAAGCCGCAGCGCACCGGCCAAAGCGCCGAATACCGCATCAGCGTGCATTCAGAGTTTGACGGTCCGGTAGAGCCGGGGCGCGATTACCTGATCGTGGACGACAACGTGACGCAAGGCGGCACGCTGGCCGACCTGCGGTCCTATATCGAAAGCCGTGGCGGGCGGGTGGTCGCCGCATCGACATTGACCGGCTCGCGGCAGAGCGAGATATTGGCGCCACGAGCCGGAACGATCGCGGCGTTGCGAGAGAAGTTTCCGGACCTCGAATCACGATGGCAAGGGACTTTTGGCCATGACCTCAGCGGGCTCACAGAAAGCGAGGCTGGCTACCTTCTCCGCTCCCCAACGGCTGACGCCCGCGGAGATCGAGTCATTGCGCGCGGACAAGCGGGAACTGCATCGCAAATTAGACGAAATCCACGCCCGCAAGGCGGCGGAGAAGGCTACGACGGAGAAGACGACGACGGAGAGCCACGCGGCGGAGACGGCGGCGGCGGAGTAACCCAGCCGCCTGGATCGGGCGGTCCTGGGCCTGCTGGCGGCGGCATGGGCGCGGCCGCCGAGGTTCTTGGCAAAGGCGATCTCTGGCGGCTTCCGCCCGAACAGCTCGACGCGATGCTGGAGGAAAAAGGCGCCTCCAACCACGACAAGCTGGTACGCGCGCTCGGCAGTGAAGAAGCAGCAGCCGAGTTCAACCGGCTGGACCGCAAGCAGAACAGCAGCATCGGGAGCCGCGCCGATGAAGGCGCCCGAGAGTTCGACGCCAAATTCGGCAATCTGACACCCGAGCAGGAACGGCTGATCTACGGCTTCGGCGAGACAGATGCCGCTGCGGACGACATCAAGGCCGTGCTCGATGCGCACGGCAACCGGTCCGACGATCCCACCGATGCAGCCTATGAAGCGGCGATCGCCATCCGCCGGGTGCCGGCGGCCGACATCATGGCCGTCCCCGAAGGGCATTCAACGGCAACGGCACAAGCCGCGTACGTTCGCCTGTCCAACGCCTACGAGGATATGCGAGCTGCCGGCATTCCCGGTGATCAGATTGGCCACGCCATCGCCGGCGCGCTCGTTAACCGCGGCGGCTGGAGTCCCGGTGACGCCGCGGAGGTCGTCGGAAGCTTCATGGAGAGAGTGGCGGCATCGCAGCCCGCCGCGCCGCGAGCGCCCCAGGCGATGCTGCCCGCGCCGGCCTCAGAAGGAGTGGCGCCGGCTGCCGTGTCCGTCACCACGCATGAGGTCTTGGACCGCCCGACATCGCGTCCGGACGAGGCGCCGACAGCCGGCGGCGTAGGCGGCGCGCCAGGAGCTCCCGGCACGCAAGGGCTGCTTCCTCTTCCGGAACCCGGCGCCGGCCCTCCCGCCACGCTCGCCGACGCGCAAAATCGCATCCTGGCGCATATCAGCATCGGCGAGCAGCCGCCGGCGCGCGGCTGGAGCTGGCGCGGCCTCTACACCAACCTGGTTGACCGGCTCTACCCGCTGGCGGCGGCCGTGAAGTCCGCCTCCGGTGGCGAGGGGCTGCCGGCGGCGCAGAATGCCTACAAGCTGGCGCGGCTGATGTCTGGGGTCGCGGGCAAGGCCGACCGCATGCTCAACGGCGCCGGCACGTTTGATTTCAACAGCTACCAGGACACCGGCCCGTCTCTGAAGGCGATCCTGGCGCCGGTCGCCGACGATCTCGACGGGTTCCGCGCCTATCTCACCAGCGCGCGGGCGATCGAGCTGGAGGGCCGCGGCATCGCCACGGGCTTCGACATGCCGAGTGCGCAGCGCGTGGTCGCCGAGAGTGCCGATCGGTATGCCGAGCACGCCGCCAACCTGTTCGGTTTCCAGGACCGCGTGTCGCAATACCTGCGCGACAGCGGCGTGCTGTCGGCGAGTGGCTATGCCGCCATGCGCGAGGCAAACCAGCTGTACGTTCCGTTCCAGCGCGTGATGGATGACGTCGACGGCTTGGGCATCAAGCTGGCCGGCGGCGGTTCCCTGCAAGCGCGCAACCCGATCCACGCCATCCAGGGTTCGCAGCGCGTGGTGATCGACCCGCTCGAGTCGATCATCCGCAACACCTTCCTGTTCACCCAGATGGCCGAACGGAACGCCGTCGGCACGCAGATGGCCGATATGCTGCTGCGCTCGTCCGCACACGAAGCAGCACCGGCCGAGACGCCGGCCGCGTCGGCTGCGGAGGTCGCGGCACTGCGCGACGCCGGGGTCGCGCATCCCGAGGACCTGGAGCCAATGATCGCCGGGGCCGCTCCACCGCGCGAGGGCGAGATCCGCATATTCAGGGACGGCAAACCGGAAACCTACCAGGTCGATGCCGACCTGGCCCGGGCCGTGAAGGGCTTGGACGGCGACACGATGAGCAACCTTGAGCGCATGCTGCGGCCCTTCGCGTCCGCGTTGCGCGCCGGCGCCGTGCTTCAGCCGGATTTCGTCCTGCGACATTCCCTCCGCGATTTCCTGTACGCCGCGGTCACCTCGCCAAGCGGGCTGTTCACCCCGGTTGACATGGCGCGCGGCTTCCTCGGCCTGGCGCGGCAGGACGCCGACTATCAGGAATGGCTGAAGACGGGGGGCGCGCAGGTTTCGATGGTCGCGCTCGATCGCCGCTACCTACAGCATTCGATCGACGACCTGGCCGGCACGGGTTTGCTGGAACGGGCCTGGAACGTGATGCAGGATCCCGACGCATCAACCGCAGCGAAGGCGCGCGCGGTAGGCATGACGTTGCCGGCCGACGTGGCGCGCAAGTTCCTCATCTCGCCGATGCAGGCCGCGGTGACGTTCGCCGAAAGCGCGTCGCATCTCGGCGTGTTCAAGCAGCAGCTTCGCAGCATGGAGGCCGGACAGGAGGGCGGCGCGCCGCTGAGCAAGGCGCAGTTGCAGGAAGCCGGCTTCGTCTCGCGTGATACCGCAGTGGACGCCTCGCGCATGGGCGCCAAGATGCGCACCTGGAACGCAGTGGCGGCGTTTTCGAATATTGCGATCCAGGACAGCGACCGGGTGATCCGCGCGTTCCGCGAAAGCCCAATGAGCACGGCGATCAAGGTGGCCGGTGCGATTTCCCTCCCATCAGCGTTGACTTGGTGGAACGGCCACGGCGACAGCCGGTATGATGATGCGCCGAATTGGGAGCGCGACCTGTTCTGGGTGATCCCGACCGATCGGTGGCAGGATATCTCCAGCGAAGACTACGCCAAACAAACCGGCTCCGGGCGGCCAGCCGATCAGCTTCGTGTTGTTGATGGGCAGTATCAGGCGAATAACGGAATCACCGTCCGCATCCCGAAACCGTGGGGCATGGGCCTTGTGTTCGGCTCCGGGGTCGAGCGCACGCTGGACGCTTTCGTAGCGCACAAGCCCGATGCCTACGCCGAGTTCGCCAAGTCGATGGGTCAGGTCTCCGTGCCGAACCTGCTGCCGAACGCTCTGGTTCCGATGATGGAGCAATTCGCCAACCGCAGCACGTTCACCAATCGCACGCTTGTCCCGGACGAAATGGAGAAGTGGCTGCCGGAATACCAGTACACGCCTTACACAACGCAGACCGCGCGGGCACTTGGTCAGGCGCTCGGTGCGTTTCCCGGCATCAAGGATGCGCGGCTCGATCAAGGCGGCATGGGCGGCGTGGCGCGTGCTCTCACCTCGCCGATCCTGTTGGAGAATTACCTGCGCGGGTGGACCGGCAATCTCGGCATGTATGCATTGCAGCTCGCCGACGCCGGCTTGCGTAATGCCGGCATCGTTCCTGATCCCCCGATGCCAGCCTCGACGCTTGCAGACATTCCGATCGTCAAGGCGTTCGTCGTGCGCTACCCGTCGAGTTCGGCACAGTCGATCCAGGATTTCGAAGACCAATACGCCGGCAATAAGGTATTTCTCGACACATGGCGGGCGATGGCGCGCAACGGCGACGCCGGCGCGATGGCGCGGATCAGCGCTGGCGCTCCTCCTGCCGCGCAGGCCGACATGAGTGGCGCCAACGCGCAACTGCTGCGGCTTGGCGTGACTCCTCCAGGTGCGGACAAGCGCACCATGGGCAGCCTCTCGTCGCAGCAGACGCGCGCCACGACGGACGTGGAAACGCAGTCGCAGCTCGCCGGGATGCAGGTCGCGGCGATCCGGGCGAAGGCAACCGGCTTCGGTTCGCAGGTGACGGTTTCCCAACTGGACGACATCCACCAGGCGATCGGCGAGAATTCGCAGCTGGTGCGAGACATCAGCAAGAACCCAAACATTCCGCCGGACGAAAAACGCCAGCTCATCGACACGGCGTACTGGCGCATGGCCGAATTGGCACAGATCGGCAAGGCGTCGCTCGCCCAGGCATTGGGCAGCCCGACGGCACCAGGCGCCTTGCACTAAGGATTCAAGCCCGATGGCATCCACGCAAATCGACCGCCTGGGTTCGATCCCACTGGCGCCGGTCAGGCTGACTGCGACCGCGGTCGCCGGCGGCTTCACGCTGAACTGGACGGGGAGCGCCGATCCGGCGATCGGCAGCTACCAGGTCTCCGTGGCGCCTGGCAGCGGCCAGCCGTTTTCCGAGGCGCTCGCAGTTTCGACCCTCGCCGCACCGGCGACGACGACGACGTTCACACCGGGTTACGGTGCGGCGCCGTTGACGGTGTTCCTGCAAGCCGTGGGGACCGGTGGCGCGAGCGCGGCAACGAGTGTGGGCGTGACGCCGCTGTTTCCTTTGACGCTGTTGCTGGGCGCCGCACCCGGCGATTGGACCAATACGGCACCGCGATACCCGTTCCTGTTCACCGTCGGGGGCGCCGATCCTACCGCGATCCTCGGACGGGCGCCGGGCCTTTACAACGAGGACGCGCTCGCCGGCGCGATCCTCGCACCTGTCGGATCGACACAATACCAAGTCAACGGCGTTGCAGGATACGCGGTTTCGAATTCTGCCGCCACCTTCGCGGTCGGGCTGTTCTCGGCGGCGGGGTGCGGCGCAAATGGCGTCTATGCGTGGGGCTGCAATCCGGGCGTCAATGACTACGGCTTTGCTTCCCCGTTAATCCAAGGCGTCGAAGTCGATTGCGTCACCACCAACGGCGCCACCAACTGTAACGGGCTGTCCCTCAACATCGCGGCGTCCGCCCGGTCATCCGGACTGTTGAACGGCATTGTGGTTGCCTGCGCTGGCGGCGGCGTCCTTAGCACCGCTTTCCAGTCGGCGGACGGCGCTGCCATAGACGCCTTCTTCGCCGGACGAGCGTCGCAAAGCGCCAATAGTAACAGCCAATTAGTAGTCTTCAACACGGCCGACAGCACCAACACGGCGCATGAGGCCATTATAAATGGCTTCCCTACGCCGGGAGGCGCCGGTCTCTATCTACAAGGCACGGGCACAGGGGCTGTGGTGGAGTGCGGCAGCCCCTTCCGCACGCAGCAGTTCACCGTCGCCACCTTGCCGTCCGCGTCGCTCTACGCGGGCGCAGAGGCGTGGGTGACGGATGCGGTAAGCCCAGCCTACCGCGGCGCCCTGACCGGCGGGGGCGCCACGTACTGCAAGGTCTTTTCGACCGGCGCCGCCTGGCTGACCTGCTGAAAGCCTGAAATCAAAGGAGACCCCGCGATGTCGATCGTATCGCCGGACGGCGGCGACGCGTCGTGGTTGCAGTGGGCAGTCACGAGCGCGCTCGGCCTCTTTACCGTCGCCTACGGTGGCGCGCTGGCGCACCTGTGGCAGGAGATCGCGAAGGTGCGCGACCGGCAGGACACGGCCGCCAATGCCGCGCGCGAACGCGCTGAGAAGGGCGACGACGCGCTCCGGGCCACGATCGACGAGCTGCGCCGAGCCGTGGAGCAAATGGCGAGCCGCGACGAGATCGAGCGGCTGCGCACGATGATGGAGCAGGACCGCCGGCTGGCGGCAATCGACCGCGCGAACATCGCGGCGGCCATGGTCACGCGAGCCGAGCTGGAGCGGCAGATCGACCGCGTGGTCGGCGCTTTCTCGCAGCAGGCCAGACTGAACTCGCCGGCCTGACTGCGGACGGCCCGGCGATCGTTCGATACCGAACGGCCTCATTACACCTCGGAAAAACGGACACGCACACCGATCCGGCGCGGTCTCGCCGGCAGGAGACGGACATGCTGGACCTGTTGAAATTCGCGGACGCCCGCCTGGGCGAGCCGTCGACCTGGGCGTCGATCGCCCTGCTGCTGGCGACGGCGCATGTCAGTGTCGATCCGGGCGTGCTGCACCAGGTCACGCTATGGGCCTCAATCGCGTCGGGCGTGTTGGGCGTGGTACTGACCGAGGTGGGCACGAAGCCGGCGGCGCAGATCGCCAGCGACGCGGTGACGGCGCTTCTCGCCGCGGCCAAGGCGATGCCGGTCCCGGTGAAGACGCTGGGGCTGCTGCTGGCCGTGGGCCTGGGGGCTCTGCTGGCGGCGTGTTCGGCGCCGAAGATCATCGCGGCCCTGCAATCGCCGCCCGGGCAGTTGTTCTGCGCCATCCAGACGAGCGGCGGCGGCACCATCGTCGCCGGGCTGATCTCCACCGCGGTAACGGGAGTGGCGCCAGGAGCCGGGCCGATCGCCGTTCTGGCAACCAATGCGACCGTGGCCGACGTGGACGGCGACTGTGCCAAGGCGGCCATGGCGACGGGTGGGGTGTCGGCCGTGCCGGTATCGCCGCCGGCCGTGCCGTCTGCCGCGCCGCAGGTGGCGATCCCGTCGCCGGCGTCACCCGTGACCGGGGGTGCAGCGTGAAGGTCGGCGACCGCGTGCTGCTGCCGGTCGTCGTCACCAGCACGATGCCTGACGCGCACGGATTGACGGTGGTGGCTGTCGCCGATGACGTCGGGCAGATCACCGGGCGCGACGAAATCTGGGTGATCACCCGGAACCTGGTCGAAGCTCCTGCCGAGACTCCCGGGCCGTCAGTGTTTATCGCCGGCCATGTGCGCGTGCTGCTGGGCGACGCGCACCTGCCGGACCTGGTGGTCAATGGGTACGTGCTGAGCGATGCCGAACACCGGGCGGTGCAGGACGGCAGGAGGACCGGGCACCGCGTCGAAGTGGTGGTCTGACTAGGCCGCCTTGGTTTCGGGGTACGCGTCGATCAGGATCGCTTCGGCGTATTTCAGCCAGCCCGCGCGCTGATCCGGCGGGAAGCGCGTGCCCGCCGGCGGCAGCGTCTGTCCGAGCGCGAACAACCGGGACGGCATGACGCCGGCAGCCTGCGAGACCAGCGTCTGCGACATGTTTCTGGGCAGGGTGCGCGTGGCGGTGGTGGGGGCGCTGGCCGGCTGCTTGCGGGGCGTTCCCCCGATTGCGGGTGCCGGCATCTTCCGTGCCGTGCGTGCGATGCGCCGGCGCTTGCGGGTCGTGCGCGTCGTGGTTGCCGTCTGGCCGTTCGATGGCTGCGGCTGGGCGGCCGGCTGCGTGGTGGCGGACATCCTGTTGCTCCTGGTCGTCGTGCGTCGGCGACGGGCGCCATTTGCCGCAGATCGCCGGGCTGCGTAAAGCCGGGGCGGACGTTTCCTCCTCAAAACTTGACCGGCGCTCCTGGCAGGGGCGCCGGTCTTTTTGCGTGTGGGGGCCGCGTGCTTGGCGGGGGCGAATCGGCAACCTATGATTCGCCGGGGCGAGTCGGAGGCGTGGATTTGCGGCACGGTTTGGGCAATCGGGTGTGCCGGGCGGGAAAATAGGTGATGGCAGCAGTAGGTTTCGCGTCAGGCGCCTGCCTCGACACGGCAGGGGCCACAGGTTCAATCCCTGTCGCGCCCACCATCCGCCAAGGGTTTCCTGGGATTCGGGGGCCGGACAGACCCGGACAAAGCCGGCCATTTAAGGCAATGGGTGCTAGGCGGGTTGGGCACCGTTTGGGCAGCCTAGCCCCGCCGGGTCGCAACCTTTGGCAGCTCGCCGGTCGTCGCAAGCTTGTCCAGGTCCTCCAGCATTTCGGTCCGCATCTCCTGCACGTTGTATTCCCAGCCGGGCAGCAGGGTGTGCGTATAGGTCCGGCGCCCCAGATCCAGGATGAGACCGGGTAGGTTGGGCCATGTTGCGAGCCACACCCCGCGTCGCGGGCGAGCCATGTCGACGTGCATCACACACCGCTCTCCGGCGGACTCTGGCTCGCGGAGCGCGAGGCGGATCGCGACGACCGCCGTGGGGGCGCCCGTGCGCTCTGCCGAGTTGCTCACGCCAGCCTTCTGATTGCCTGTGCCATCCGGTCGTCCGACGTGGTGGCGTAGCGCTGCACCGACCGCAGTGAGGTCCACCCGCCAAGCTGCATCAGCGTCGGCAGGTCGGTCCCGGCCCAGACCATCCGGGTTGCCCAATCGTGCCGCCAGTCATGCACACGAAAGCCGGTGATCCGTGCAAATTTGCATGCCGTCGCGTGCGCCGTGGTCAACGGATTGCCGCCCTGCTGGCGGCCGTCGCGGCCGCGCGTGTCGGCGTAGGGGATGCCCTTGGCGCCGCGGAACACCCGGCCGAATTCCGGCTTGCCGACTGCCGACCATAGGCCGAACAGCAGCGCGTCCACCCGAGGGTGCATGGCGATCGTCCGTCCCCGCGCCGACTTCGTCTCCCAGGCAGGCAGGTTGATCGTGCGCCGGTCGAAATCCACCCGCCGCCAGTCCAGTTGCAACGCTTCCTGGGTACGCATGCCCTGGTAGGCGAGCAGCAACACGGGGCAGGCGGCGTGAGGGTTGTACGCGGCCAGGAGGCGGCGGCGCGGCGCGTCGGGCAGGTAGATCGCGCGGACTTCGCCGTTGGCACCCTTCACGGCCGGAAGCTTCACCGCAGGAACCTCGTGCGCCGCACACCCGTGGTTCAGCGCGGCCTGCAAGACAGCGCGCCAGCGGGCGGTGGTGGCGGGCTTGCCCCTTCGGCCGTCCAGCCAGGTCCGCCACGCGAGAGTGGCCTCGGTCAGTGGGCGGTCGCCGATCGCCTCGTTGAATTCGGCCACTCGCACCGTGTCGTAGGATTTCACACCGCCGGACCTGGACAGGTAGGCTTCGAGGCAGTCGCTTATTGTGAGGCGGCGTTGCCGCCCCGCCGTTCCGTCAAGGAGATCACCGCGGATTTCCGCTTCGCGCGCGCTCCCAATTGCTTCTGCGTCAACGCGCGCACGCGCTCCTGTGGTGAACTCGGGGACGATGACCGTTTGCGTCCCGACCCGGACGCGCCCCCGCGCGTGCCAGACTTTCCCGCGCCGGCGGTAATGTAGCGGCACCGCATCGCCTCCCGGATTTTCGCCACGTCGGTCTTGGAGAAGGTCACCTTGCGACCGATCCGATTGCATTCCAGATCGGGTATCCGAGGCAAGTACCGACGCAGCGTGCGTTCCGACACGTCGAGTTCGGCCGCCACCTGCGCGCGGGTCAGGTCAGGCACCGGCCTCATCCTTGATAGCGACGATCCGCAGCTGGTAGCCGAGTGCGTTCAGCACCGCTTCGAAGGTGACGAGCTGCGGAGATTTCCGCGAGCGCCAACTGTTCATCGCCTGCGAGTCGACCCCGCTGCGCGCTGCCAGCTCTTCCAGTGTGCAGCCTTCCTGATTGATGATCTCGAACATGCGCCGGACGAACGGGTGTGCACGCTCTGGCACGATGTGCTTCCCGCGCCACCTGCCGCCGCGCACGCGACCCATGCTGTCCGCGAGCGGGGGATGCCAGCCACGCGGCTTCATCGGCTCAGCTCCGGATGGGTCAGGTCAGCCATCGCTGCGTTCCAGTTCGACACCCCACTCGGCCGCCACGGCCTTCCGCAGCGCGTCGATCTCCTGCCAGTCCACCGGTGTCCCGCGCACGACGCACCGGAGGAGCCGCATCAGCCCACGTTCAGCGTCTGTCGGCTCGGGGCGGGTCAGTTCAGCCATTGCGCACCACCCGCAAGTGCCGCCGTTGATCCCTGCATGCGCGTGCCCGCGTCGCCGCGTCCTCGGCGATCGCCGCTTGTTCCATCGCGTCGTTGGCGATGTCGTCCAGCGCCCGCTCGATGCGCGCGACCTGGAGGGCGACGCGGGGCAGTTCGGCGAGCGCGGCCGGCGTCGGGGCAGCGGCGATCGCGCGGATGCGGTCGGCGAGGGTCACGGCATGCGCTCCAGGTCGGCGTTGCGCACCCACGAATTCTGCGGCGAGCGGGATGCCGCGAGGGCCGCTTGCGCGCAGTAATCCGCGAGCAGCCGGCGCTCCTTCAGCACGGCGAGGGTATTGTACTCGGCCGCGCTGATCTCTTTGGTTGCGAAGGAGTCCGGGTGCCACGGTAAAGTCACGACGAAGCTGATGGAACCGACCAGCGACCAGCCGCGCGTCATCAGCTCGCTGCGGAAGTCCGCCGAGCGGAATACGTCGTGGCGCGACTGCCGGAACACCGTCACCTGGCCATCGGTCGCCTTGAAGTAGCGGGTCATCGCACGCCTTCCGGGTATCCCCATCTTGCGCGCTGGCGCGCTTCAAATTTGGCGCGGACGGCCGGGTCGCGGCCCCACACGTCGAACCCTGAGCCTGTGATGTCGACGCAAACGTCGGGTTCGAGCGACCACATCGCGACATCGACAAGCCAGTCCTCCAACTTCCCGATCCTGGCTTGGAGTTCGGAGTCCCCTTCCGTTGGATAAGGCGGCTCCGGCACGCGGCCGTCGTATCGGGCCGGGTCGCGCCCTGGCATTGAGTCTCTCGCCATCACGCACCGCCTTCCGGGACCTGGCGCACGGCGACGATGGCGGGGTTGTTGTCGACCATCACCTGCACCGGGAACGGCCGGTTGGTCTGGTCGCTCCCCCATTTCACGAACGCCGATATGTCGCCGAGCTCGCCGGCGAGGATCAGCCCGACGAGGTTACGTGCCGCCGCTTCGGTCTTCGGCCCCTGGAAGCGCAGCGTGGTGCGTATGCGCAGCTCAGCGTCGATTTCCCAGGACGGGAGGGATTGGGTGTCCATCACCCGACCCTCCGGAATGTTCGCAGCTCAATCCGGATGAGCCGGTCACTGCGGTGCATGGCTTCGCGCTGGATTTTCCGCGCGAGACAGGCGAAAGGCTCGGCCCTCTCTCGCATTGAGTGCATCAGCGGCATGTGCCGCGTGACCCACGTGCCGTCCGAATGCTGTATGGGCAGATCAGCGCTGATGATCGTCTCGCTGCCATCGACATGAATGCCGATCCAGATGGACACCTCGTCGAGGCGGTGGCCCGGCGTGGTCGGCGGAAGGTCCTGGAAATCGAAGTTCTCCACCATCACGCGGCCCCCTCGAGCTCGGTCAGCAGCCCGCGCGTTTCCGTCAGGAATCGCTCGATTGCATCGTGGGACACGGGTTCGTTCACCTCGTCCGCGTGCTGGAAGGGGTGCAGGGTGTCCGCACCCCAGGTCGCGGCGACAGAGGCGATGCGGACAAGGTGAGCCGCAAACTGTGCGTGGGTGAGGCTCATGGTTACGCGGCCTCCAGCTCGGCGGCGTGCTCGGCATCGCGTTCGGCGACGACGCGCCCGAGGCCGGCCAGCGCGGCGTCCAGCGTGACGGACGGCACGGGGCCGGGCACGGCGTGCGAGGCGGCGATCGCCGCCTCGGGCGTGCGCAGCCGGCGCGGTGCTTTCGGGCGCCTTGCGTTGGCCTGGGCGATCACGTCGCGCAGGGTGGCGAGGCAGCGGGTGGCGACAAGCACCTCCAGCTCGAGTTCGTGCTCCCGCTCGCGCAGCAACTCCAGCGTGGCGTCGGGCGGGGTGATGATGGCAGTGTCGGACATGGTCGGCTCCTGTTGAGGGGTTGCGGGGGCGTTCTCGGCGGCGAGGCGGCGTGCCTCCGCCATCAGGTCCACCCTGTGTTTGGTTTCGAACGTGCGGCGTCCGGTGGTGTGCAGCGCCCGGTGATGGAGCGCGCAGAGGCCCACGGCGGCGGAATTTGGCGGCTTCATGCCCATCCCGCTGTTGGCGGCGGTGCGGACGTGGTGCGCCTCGATCGGCCCGAAGCAGGGCGTCGCGGCGCTTCCACGCACCACGCAACCCTGCGAACGGACGAAGGTAAGGTGGTCAGAAGTCCGCATCGGCCATCTCCAGCTCGGCCGTGAGCGCGCGCTCTTCGAAGAACCCGCTGGCCCGTGCCTTGACCAGCATCGCGTCCTTCATGTCGCAGAACTCGGCGAGCGCGGCCCGCATCTTCGCGATATAGGGTTCGTCACGAACGGTGCGGATGAGTGCCGGCGGCAGTTCCGGATGAAACGAGTAGAGGTCGATCCATTCGACTTCGCAGACCAGCAACTGCATTTGCACCTGCGGCCTGTAATTGTCGCCGGGGCCATCGAGCAGGTAACCCACATGCGTCGCGGGCATCGGGCACTTGATTTCCTGCGCGCCGGACTCTGCGGCCGCCAGCCGGTCCGGGCTGCACCCCATGCGGCCGTCGTTCGTGGTGATAAAACCGACCGGCAGCGTCTCGATGTCCGTCGAGAATTCGTATTGCTGCACGGCCTTCGGTTCCAGCGCCTTGCCACGGGCAACCCATTCGAGGTTGCCGATCGGCGGCTCGGTGAGCCTGCCAAGCAACGTGTCAGCTACGAGCTGGTGGGCGTATTTACGAGCCGACTTCGACAAGTCGCCCTTTACCGCGGTGATGATCTGATCGGCGTTCGATGCGGTAGGGATACCCAGGCGCGCGGCAAGCCAGCCGGGAGTGCCCTGGACGCAATCGACGATCTTCATGCTGCGACTCCTTGGGTTTGAGTTTGGGCGCGCTTCGCCATCGCCTCGCGCTTGGTGCGCAGCGCGTTGCGCAGGCGGGGAAAGTCGGCGCCGGGGGCCTGCTCGATCGCGGTCAGGCCGGGGCACATCGCCGCGAGGAACTTCGACTCAAGCGTGAAGGTCTCGCGCATCAGTGCATTGAGTTCCTCGCACTGCGCGGGGGTTAAAAGAATCGCGCTGCCGCGCCAGTTGCCGTCGTTGTCCTCGCTGCGCAGGACGACGTTGAAGATCATGCGGGTGAGGTAGCGCTGGAGATACGAAACGGCCGAGCCAAGCCCGTGCAGCGGCGTCTTGTTGACGGTACCCTTGGGGCCGGCGACATCGAGCACGGCTTCGAGGGAATACGCGGCCGAATGGCCACCGGCGTGCGCAACATCGCAGGCAATCTTGATGCCGGGCCGTTCGATGGGGACCTCGTTGAACGACAGCGAGAAGCCGTGGCGGGAATAGATCGGCCGGATCACCGCATCGATCGTTTCCAGCCGGGCGTATTTGCTTTTCGTCTCGCTGTTCTCCGCATCACGCACCACGGGTTGCATCTCGCTCTGCACCAGGCTCATGGCCCGGTTGAACTGCAGCCTGGCGTCGTCGGCGACGATCTCGCGCTGCATGCGCAGCAGGGTTTCGAGCTTGGCAACGTCGGTTGCGGGATCGCGCACCGCCATCGCCACGAAGTTCAGCAGTGAGTCGGGGGCATAGACCGGGCCGGCGCTGACCGTCGCCACTTGTGTCGCGCGGGGGCGCCCGAAGTAGCGGGTGATGGCGTTCACGGCTGCGTCTCCTCGGTTGTCGTTGTGACCCGCGCGACTTCCCTGCCGACGATCCGCAGCGCCGCGCGCAGCTTGCGTTCGATCGCCGCGACGTGGTCCTCGGTGCCGTCCAGCTCGTATGCGGCGGTAGCGGTCGGCAGCACGGCGCCCAGGCTGCGGCGCAGCACGGCGGTGGCGGCGAGCGAGCGCTCCAGGTTGGCCACGGCGGCGAACACGGCGTTGTCGTGTGCGGCGCTCATGGCTCAGGCCGCCCGGTAGGTGGCGTAGGGGATGGGATCGCCGGCAGGGTCCGCGTCGCCGGCCTCGATGGCGTCGGCGCGCGCGTCGGCGGCCGCGGTCTCGGCGAACGCCAGCAGCGTCTCCGCCAGCCCGCGCAGCACGTCGCGCGCGGCGAGCACCAGCTCGGGGGCGACGGTGCCGGGCATGTCGCCCGCCGCGTCTTCCCAGATCTCGGCGGCCTGGTCGGCGTAGTCGGCGGCGTGCGCCAGCGTGTCGGTGGCGGGCGTCAGGTCGCCGAGAAAGTCGGTATCGGCGACGGCGCGCGCGACCAGTTCGGCGACGGAGGGTTGCGGGATGCAGGCGGCCCGGCGGCGCGCCGCGGCGGCCAGCGTGGCGAGCGGGTCGCTGCTGAGGATGGTCGGCGGGGTGAGCATCGGGCTTGGTCCTCTCGCATCGGGGCCGGGGGTTCGATGGAGGGGAGTATCCAACAATACGTTGGGCATGTCAACAACAAAATGTTGGACAAACGGATTCCGTTGACCACTTATCTATCCGGCCCCGTGATACCCTGGCGCAGCCCCGCCGGAACGCCGGGCGGGGAGAACATCGATGAGATGGCTGATGATTGCCGCTGCGCTGCTGCTGTCCGGATGCAGCCTTCCCACGCACCCGATAGCGTGTGCCCTGGGGACGTACCTCGACATGCCCGGCGTGGTTCCGAGCGACTGCCTGCCAGGAACGTTAGGCTACAAGCTGTATATGGCGGGCAAGCCGAGCTGGCCGGATCATTTGCAAGCAAGCGAGTCGAGCCATCCGGCGGTGACAGATAGCGATTACAACGCCAATGTAGCGAGGGACGCAGAAACCGCAGCGTCGCGCGCAAGCTTCGAAAAACAGCGAGCGATAGCCGATGCGCAGGCTGCAGAAGACAAAGCGAAATTGAAGGCGGCAGAGCCGCCTGTTTTTGCCAACTATCGCAACTGCATATTCGGCAATGCCGCCCGTCTGGCCCTGATTTCCAACGAACCCGCGGAAACCGTGGCGCGGGCGTCCTACGCGGCCTGTCGGCCGCAGCGGGTGCTCCTGCTGGAACTTCACAAACGTTACGGCGATCCGGGCTTCGACGATGATAGGATGAACAGAATTGAGGACAGGGTAGTCGGCGCCCTGATGCTGACCGTGATAAAGGCGCGAGCGACCAAGGACGGGCTGCCGCCGACTTCAGTTCCCGCTCCCGTGGGGGCGCCGGCTGTTCCGAAAGGCGACGCGATTTGACGGCCCGCGCTACCCTCCTGCCATGAGCGACACCGCCGAGTTCACGCTGCTGTCCGGCCTGGTGCAGGAGAGCGCCCGATGAGATGGCTGGGGATCGCCGTCGTGCTGCTGCTGTCGGCGTGCGAGAGCTATCCGTTCTCGCCGTACAACTTGGCGCGGGCGGGTTGCGTCTGGCACCACGGGAATGACCCGCGGTGCGAGTACCCCAACCACCTGGCTGATGGGAGCTGGCAAGCGCCGGCAATACCGGCGTCGGACTACACGCCATTTCTGCACGATAACTGCCCCGGTCAGTTCCCGTGTGGTGGCGGTGCGATGCCGGTCTATGAACCAGACTATGGCGCGATGCGGGCGCCGCAACTCCCCGCATCGGACCTGGAGCCGGTGCATCTCCCCATCGATCCCAGCGGACAATTCGACGGCAGGCGGGCGAACGGCTGCCCTGGCATTTCGCTGGCCGGCACCAATAACTGTCTCATCCCCGTTGGACCTGACGGGCGTTGACCGACGACGAAGAACGCGACCTGAAAGGCAGGTTGATGATGGCAGAGATAGCCAACAAGGAAGCCGACACCTGGCTCAAGCGCGAACAAGCCCGCTGGGAACCGTGGAAGGCGCTGTCGGCCGCCTTCGGTGCCGGCGTCGCCGTGGCATCCGGGCTGATCGCGCTCGCCGCCTACATCATCGCGCACGTCGCCCGGTAGGGTGCGCGGCATCCCTGTCGGACCCGACGGACGCTGATCTGCCGCCATGAACGCCGTTCCCTTCGACACGCTGAAACTGGCCGATCGGCTGCAGGCCGGCGGCTTCACCGCGGAACAGGCTCACGCTGCCGCGTCGGCTCTGGCGGACGTTGTCAGCGGGGCCGAGCTCGCGACCAAGCAAGACCTTCTGGTAACCAGGGGGGAAGTGAAGCGTGACCTGGTCGAGCTCGAGCAGCGCCTAACCATCCGGCTCGGCGGTATGCTGGTGATCGCCGTTGGCGTGATCCTCGCCGCCAGCCGGTATCTTCCGGCGCACTGACATGACCCAGATCGAGCTGTACAAGGCGCAACTCCGCTGGGAGCCGTGGAAGGCTCTCGCCGCGATGGTCGCTGCTGCTGCGGTGTTCATGGGCGGTGTGCTCGCGGTGTCGACCTGGGCGACACGGCAGCCGGCGCCGCAGGTCATTACCGTGCGCCTCGATGCGCCGCTGACAGTGCGGCCCGCGCCGGCCAAATGATCTCATGAGCGGCGAACCGCAGAGCGTTGACCCGTCGAGCCTGGCTACGAAAGCGGACCTTCAGATTGGCCTGGCCGAAGTGAAGGCCGAGCTCCTCAAATGGGTGCTGGGGGCGATCGGCTTTCAGACGCTCGTTATCCTCGGCGCGGTGATTGCCTTGGTGCGGATGGGACGGTGATCAGCGGCGGCGCTTCCTGATTTGCTCCCTGACTCGCGCCTTTACGTCGGGCTGCTGCACGATGTCATCGACCATGGCCCGTATGGCGCGGAGGTCAGTGGTCGCGCCGTCGATGTTCGCCGCAATCGCGCGGAGCACGCGCATCTGGGCGGCCGGATCGTTCTCCGTGCCGGTGTCCTCAAGCACCGCCCTGATCTTGTTTTCCGGTTCCAACGTCCCGCTCGTCCCGCCCCGCGTGTAATCCGGTCTGCCTGTGAGGAGTTCCGTCCCGTATGGCCGTCCGGGGATAGGGCCAAAATCCTTCAGGGCGCCCCGGAGTTGCCGAACCTCTCCCCGCAATTTGTCGGCGTCAAGCGAGAGGCGAGACAATGCCTCCGGGATTGGCCGGGTGATCGGCGGTCTTGTTCGTCTGTCGCTCACTCGGCCGCCCGCAACTGCCGCACGTTCACCGCACACCCTGGCCTAACCCGATTTTCTGCGACGCGGCCTCCCACCCGAGGGTGCGGTGGGGGTTCCGGTCCCTTGGCCTGGGGTGACGCGAGTCCCCGCGATTCGGCCATCGTCACTTTGCGGGCGCCGGCAGTTGGATGACGATCGGCGCCGGCGGTTCATGGTGCGCCCAGATCAGGTTGCCGATGCCGACCCCCGCACCGACCGCTGCGGCCGTGGCGAGGATGGCGGAGACGACGAACTTCCGGGTTTCCCACTTCTGGTCGTTGCGCAGCTTCTCGATGTTGATCGTCATCTGATCGATCCGGAGATCCTGTTCTTCCTGGTCGCGCGTGGTCACCGTCGCGCCTGGTTACGCCGGCACCCACGGGTCGCCCGCTCATGTTGGGCGACGCTCCCCTCCGTCACTCGGCCGCCCGCAACTGCCGCACGTTCACCGCACACCCTGGCCTAACCCGATTTTCTGCGACGCGGCCCCCCACGATAGGGCGCGTCGGGTCAGGTCCTTTCGGCCGGCGCGGTTGGGTGTGCTCCTGATACAGGCGACGGCCAGCCGGGAGTTGAGCGATCAGGTCGTCCAGGGAAAAGCCGGTGACCCGGCGCAGCGCCGCCAGGATCCAGAGCGGTGGCTCGCGCTTACCCATCTCATACAGGCGGTACCGTTCTTCCGGCCGGTCGCCGCTGATGCCGAGCATCTTGGCGAACTGCTTTTGCGTGAGGCTTCCCTGGCCCGTTTCCGTGCCGTAACGCGCGCGCGCGTCCCTTAGCGCAGCAGCGAACAGGCGCAGAGCTTCTTGTGTCGTGTGAGGGTCATCGTCCACCGGGGCAGTCTTGCCAACAAATAGTCGGGCGACACCCTACAATGTGTCCTTGACTTGTCCAACATATCGTTGGATGGTCGCGAAGATGGCGATCGCGGCATACCTAACCGAGCACGGTCTTACCGACGCTGAGCTGGCCAACCAGGTCGGCGTGAGCGCCGAACTCGTGCGACTTTGGCGCCACGGGCGCCGCACCATCTCAGCCAAGCGCGCAGTCGTAGTCTCGCGAGTCACCGGCATCCCTCGGCACGAATTGCGGCCCGACCTGTGGGAGCCGCCCGAATCCGCCCCCACTCCCGAATCCGCCCCGAGGCGCCGCAAACGCGTGACGGCAGCAGCCGACTGAAACAAGAACCCCCGGCGCGGCGTTGCGACCGGCCGGGGGCCAAGGAGAAATGTCTGTGAGAGAAATGTCGCGCCCCGCCTCCCAACGACCACGCCCCAAACAGGGTGGTTGCAACATGATCCGTTGCGCTTCCTGGCGGTTGCCGCGGTGCGAAACCGTCGAGGCGCACGTGTGTGGCGACGACAGCCGGCTGGTGCGGACACCATGAGCGCCGCTGTCCACAACCCCGCCGCCGACTGAAACAACAACGGCCCGACCGTGAGGCCAAGGAAAACCTACTATGGAAGCAGCGCTACCGCATTCGAAACCACCAAGGCCGGAACTCGATGTTTGCAATGCGCGACGTCACGTGAGCGACCGCGGGGACGCTGTCGCGCTGCGGCCAGGCCCCGAAGCGGTCGGTTGAAACAACAACGGCCCTGCCCAGCGGCAACCGGACAGGGCCAAGCGGAGAAACGCACGTGTTGCAGGCCGCCATATCGCCCCGTTCCTCATCCGTTTCCAGTGCCAAGTCCGTGTCCGCGGCGCAGGCCAACAGCCCCTGGCCGGAGCGCGTGCCCGACCTCGTCCGGCACCACGTCGCGGGACTGTCACCGTCCAAGATCGCAGCAACGATGGGCCTGACGCTCGGCCAGGTGTGCGGCCAGGTGCACCGGCTGAGACAGCAGGGCCGGTTGCTGGAGCGCGCCGTCCTGCCAACGCGCGGCGGTCCTGGCGTGGCGTCGTCGCCCGACGCCGAAGCGCAACGCCGCGCGAAGCTCCGCGCGCGGGCGCTGGCGCGCAAGGCTGTGCCCTCGTCGGCAGCCGCCGTCGAGTCGGCTGCCCCCGAGTCCCCTGCCCCCGAATCCCCTGCCATTGTCGCCGCCACCCCACCGTTGCGGCCCGACCAGGTCAACCCGCAATGGATCACCCCGGAATGGCCGCGCGAGAGGATCGTCCGGCTATGGAATCTCTGGACGGCGGCATCGCCGGTACTGGCCATCGCGCGCGAGCTGCGCACGTCGAAGAACGCCGTCGTCGGCACAGCCGGGCGCATCGGGCTGCCGTCGAGGCCGTCGCCGATCCGTCGGACCGACGCCCAGGCTGCCCCGAGTTCGCGCCCCACCGTCTCCATCGGCGCCGGCGCGACCCTGCCGCCCCTGGCCTCTGTCGTAGCGATCGACCAGACCCCCGCGCCGGCCGCGCCACGCCCCCGCCTCCCTGGGCAACGCGTCATCACCTGCTGCTGGCCGATCGGCGAGCCCGGCACGCGCAGCTTCCGCTTCTGCAACACCGAGTCCGAAGCCGGAAAGCCGTACTGCCCCGATCACGTCAAGATGGCCTACCGGCGGCTGCGGCCGGCGGAGGCGGCGTGATGCACGCGCTCCGTTCCAGCCCGGCACTCCCCGCCGCGATCCCTGCCGGCCGCCTCGATCCCGTCGCGGCCTGGCGGGCGCTCCCTCTTCGTGCGCAGGAGGAGGTCGGCGCCGCGGCGATCGCGCTCACGATCGGCGTCATCGGCACCGACCTGACCGCCGCCCAGCCGTACCTCACCGCGATGCAGGAGGCGGCCGACTGGCTGCGTGCCCTGATCGAGGTCGCCGTGCTGGGCAACGCCGACGTCACGCAGCCGCCGCCCGTGCCGGATCTGAGTCCGTTCGGGATCCGCCAGTGCACCGGCTGCGGCTGCACCGACCACCACGCCTGCGCGGGCGGCTGCACGTGGATCGAGATCGACGGGGACCGGTGCACCGCGTGCGGGCCGGAAGCGGCGCGGGAGGCTCGGGCATGAGCTGGGCAGCACTTCTCGATGCGCACGCTTTCGGTGACCTGCAAGCCGACCTCCAAGGCGTGCCCGCCCGCGCCGGGATAGCGTACGTGCATCTGATGGCGCGCCTGGGCCGCGTCGGCCCTGTGCCGTTTGAGGACGTCGTACTCGCGGCCGTGGCGGGAGTCGGCCTCAAGACCTGGACCAACAGGATTTGGCCGATGATCCGGCACCTGTTCGACGTCGAGGACGGCTATCTGTGCCATCCCGGCATCGATGGCGCGCATGCCGTCCCGGCCGGCCCGACCGCCCGGCAGGCGTCGGCCAGCCACGCCGCCAGGACGCGCCACGAACGGGACCGCGAGCGGCGGCGCCAGCAGCTCAGCCTCATCACGGGCGACGCTGCGCAGGATGCGGAACCCACCGCTGCGCATGCGCTGCGCACTGCGGAAGCGGGGTCTCCGCATGCGCTCCGCACTGCGGAGGAGGGGTCTGCGCATGACCAAAACCCTGCGATTTCAATGCGCGGCGCAGAAATTTTTCGTGCGGAGAGCGCTGCTGCGCATGCGCCGCGCAGTGCGGAGGCGCCGGCTGCGCAGGCTCGCGTCGCGCTCGCGCGCACACACACGCACACACCCCTTTCTTCTGATTCTTCCCTTCAGTCTGGAGAATCTTCAGGGGTGGGTGAGTCTGGGAGGGGGTCCGGGGGAGGGATCGCCGCGTCCGCTCCGCAGGCTGCGCAGCGTGCGGAAACCCCTGCGCAGCTTCCTGCGGAGACCCCTGCGCACAGCCCTGCGCAGGTGCGCACGTTCGCCGCGCCGCGTGCGCCCAGGCCGGCTGCGCAGGCGCCAACGGCGCTGGCGCCGATCCCCGCCGACTGGCAGCCGAGCGAGCAGGACCAGCGGGAGGCGCGCAAGCGCGGCTACGATCCGGACGAGGCGGCCGAGCGCTTTCGCGACGTCTACATTGCGAGCGGCCGGCGCGAAGCGAACTGGTCCGCGAAATTCCGCACTTTCGTGCGGCAGGGGATCAGCGGCCTGACGCCGCAGCAGTCGCCGCAGCGCGGCATGATGATGCCGATCGCCGGCGGCGCGGCGGGATCCTCGGCCGCCATCCCCGCCGAGACCGCCGCCAAGGACCGCGCCACGGCGGCCTGGGTGGCGGCAGCCGAGGCGTGGCTCGCGGGTACTCCCTACGCCGCTGGCTGGGCGCGCGTGCGTGCGGTGATGCAGGCGGAGGTGGGCGACGTGGAATACCGCGCGTGGCTCGCCCCGATGGCGCTGGTGGGCGCCGCCGGCGACGCGGTGACGATCGGGCTGCAGACCCGCTTCACGCGCGATCAGGTACAACGCCGCTTCGGCGCCCGGCTGGCGGCGCTATGGCGGGCCGAGAACCCGGCGGCCGACCGGATCGACTTCGTGTTCCAGGTGCTGGCGGAGGCGTCTCCGGCGGCATCGGAGCGGGCGCGGGGGCCGCCGGACGCCCTGGCGGGCTGACGTGCGTGCGCCGGATCGTGCTGGGGACCGCGGTGATGCTGTGCATCACGGTCCAGGGCGATCCGGCCGGCCCGCGGATGGTGGAGGGCGTGGTGATCGAGATCGTCGGGAAGGGACGCCTGCCGCGCACGCTCCGGGGCACCCGGGCCGCCCGGGCGCAGGCGACCCGCTACGTGGTGCAGTGCGCCGGCTGGCGCTGCCTGCTGCGCGGCTGTCGCCTGGTGGTGGTAAGCCGGTGACACGCGATCCCCCCGCGCCGCTCTTGGGTGCCCGGTTCGGGGTGCCCCGTCTCTACCCCTGGCAGCGCGTCATCCTGCGCCTGGTGATCGCCATGCCAGGCGCGACGGCGCGGGAGATCGGCGAGCGGTACTACCCGGCCGGCAACGCGACCCTGCGCCAACAGGCGGCGCTGCACGAACTGCGGATCCTGGAGCGCGGCAACCTGGTGCAGCGGCATCGCGGCTGCTGGTCGCCGGCGCTGCTCGCGTCCGAGGCGCTGCGACAAAACGGGCGGCGCGCGTGACTTCCCGCGACGCCTGGATCACCCGTCTGGACCACGTGGCGGCGACGTCCGACTGGCAATTGATCGCCCTGCTGGCGGCGTTGCTGGCGCGGGACGTGAGTTCGGACCTGCTGTTCGTTGTCGGAGACGGGCTGGTTGCGGTGGCCGACGAGGTGGCGATCGATGGCGCGGTGCTGGCGGCGGCCGAGCTGCGCGCGCTGGCCGGCCTCGTGGCCGACGAAGCAGCGCGGCGCCGCCCCGCTCACGCGGGCGTGAGCGGCGCTGGTAAAACCGTCACGAATAGGGTATGATACCTATTCGTCTCGACCGGCCGCGCTGAGGAATGCCCTCCATGCCCAGATGAGCCGGCGGTCGCGTCCCACGACCGCTGCCGTGCCGGCTCGCGCGGATGACGCTGCCCCCGCTGCCCGCTGGACGCACGGCCAGGAGATCGACCCCCCGGTCGCGCCCCGCATGCCGTCATGCGTCGCATCGGGTGTCTGGCTGCTGCGCCACGCCGACCCGCCGGCGATCGGCGATGCGGAGGTGGTCGCGGCCGACCGCTTCCGGGTGGACTACATCCGCGGCGTCGAAGGTGTGCGCGAACCGAGCCTGGCGCAGCGCAGCGGGAGCGCGGACCACCACGACGTCCAGATCATGCGCGCCGAAGCCGTCACCCGGCACCGCGAGATCAGCGAGGTGATCGGCCCGCGGATGACCGATTGGCTGGTGGATTTCCTGGTGCTGGATCTGTCGTTCGTGGCGATGGCCGACCGGCACTGGCCGGGCGACGCGGGACGGAAGGAGATGCGCGGGGCGATGGCGACGATGCTGCTGCTGCTGTCGCGGTTGTATGCGGCGATCGACCGGCGCAAGCCCAAACCGGGCGATGGCGGGTTGCGCGCGGTCGCGGTCGCGGTGCTGACCGAGCCGGAGGGTGCGGCCGACTGAGCGGCCTTACGCGGCTGCTCCGCGTCGCCCGGGCCGCACGCCATTCCATCCGACGGGCTGCGAATCCGCGGATGCCATCGCGGTGGCAACGTCAGCGAGCCATGCCAGGACTTCCGGCGGCGGGGCACGTCGGCCGCGTGCCCACTGGTTGGTGGTGTCGGGTGACACATCCAGCCGTATGGCCAACTCGCCCGTGGTCCAGCCGATGCGGGCGAGAAGGCTGGCGACCGGGTTCACCCGATCAACCCTCCTTGGTCTGCGCGAGCGCAATCGAATAGGCCATCCACCACTGACTGTCGCGCAGGGCGATCGTGGCCTCGCGCGACAGTCCCAAGTCGGTCAGATGGTTGGACATCGCCTTGTAGAGCCGGCCCGCGTCTCGCGCTTTGGCCGGCGTCATAAGGGGGATCGGCGGCAGCAGGAACGGTTCGTCGCTCATCCGAGTTGCTCCTCGTTTCCGCCGGGCCATCCCCGGCGACAGACGCACAATGACCGTGATTGCCGGTCATTGCAAACGGTGTCTTGCGCGCGGCCGATTATTATTCCGGCAGCACGACCGCCGTACCGCTTGCGCGCTGGTCCAGCGACACCACCTGTCCGGTTATGTCGGCTCGCTGCGCCCGCTCCCGTTCGGTGGCGGGCGTTTTGCTGTCTGGCGTCCGCGCTTGTCCCAGACGATCCCGTAAACCGGGCCGTGGTCATTCATCGCGGCGCGGCTGATACGCTCCACGGTCAGCACGTGCAGCCCGGCGCCCCTGTCGTTCACGGCGATGATCAGGTAGGCGCCACGCCCGCGCGCAGACGCCAGGACGCACCCGTGCATCGGCGCCTCGGCCAGCGGGCCGTGCCAACGGTAGCGGATCTTCATCGCGACCCCTGTTCCAACGGCCGATACGTCCAATAGCGGATAGGACGCCCGTAGAATGCCCCGTCCGCGGTCTCAGATGGCCGCTGGCGACGCGTCGCGGGCACCTTCGTTCGTCGCGTATTATCGGGTTTCCACTGCGGCACAGGGTATTAGCGGCCTTGGGCTTGAGGCGCAGACGGCGACGGTCGGGGCTTACGTTGCGTCGGCGCACGGAGAAATCGTCGCCAGCTACCGCGAGGTCGAATCGGGCAGCCGCAGCGACCGGCCGCAACTCGCGCTGGCGCTGGCCGCGTGTCGGGCCCGGCATGCCATCCTGGTCATCGCGAAACTCGACCGGCTGGCGCGCGACACGGCGTTCCTGCTGTCGGTGGTGCGCGGCGCGGAGTCGGGGGTCGTATTCTGCGACCTGCCGCAGCTCCCGCCCGGGCCCGCGGGCGCCTTCATTCTCACGATGTTCGCCGCCGTCGCCGAGCTCGAGCGCGGCCTGATCAGTCAGCGCACCACGGCAGCGCTTGCTGCGGTCAAGGCGCGCGGCACCTGGACTTCAAAGGCAGGTCGCGTCTGCACCAGGCTCGGCAGCCCGGCGCTGTCGCGCGGGTTCGACGCGGACATGAGCCGCGCTGGCCGCCAGGCGCAAACCGATCGCGCGGCGCGGCATTCGTCCGACGTCCTGCCTTATATCGATGCGGCAATTAGAGCCGGTGCAACCTCGTATCGTCAAATCGCCGCGGCACTGACCGCGCGCGGCATCCGGCCGCCGTCTGGCGGCGACGCCTGGCACGCCAGCCAGGTGCACCGCATCGCCGCCGGCCGCCGCGCCGCCCTTCCCCCTCCTTGACTTCGCACCACGGCAACAAGGACCCCCGCATGGCCTTCTCCATTCGCAATCTGTCCGTGCTCGCCTACGCCAACGGGTTCACGCTGTGGCACTACAAGGCCGGCCTGGACCGTCTGCAGTCGGTCGTGGCGCGCGATTTCTTCGCCGATGCCGCGGACATGCTGACCGCGGGCGACCTGCTGATGATCTCGG